TTGAAGACTTCAGCAAAAGGCGTTAAATTCTTTTCAGTAAGTTTTAGTGAACCATTTGTAAAAAGTGAGCCACAAATAAATAAAAATGAGCCACAATACAAAGTGCTGGATGTAAACGACGATTTACCGTTTTGATATGTACATACAAGACGAACAGTTACGCAAGGAAGTAAAAAAGATTTTAGCGTATAAAAAACGAAACCAAATTGCAAAAGAAATACAGGACAAAGGAAATAAATTTCATTTTTTCCAGCTTACTAATTTTTTAGAAGGCAAAGACGTTTCACTTTCAACGCTTAAAAAAATAGATTACTTCGTAAATAAATAAAATTTTCAGATTAAAAACGTAGGCGCAGACTTAATTGTTTGCGCTTTTTTTGTTGTACACAACTAATTGTTAATAAATTCGTTTGTTTATTGTTAAAAAATTAATCATACATTTGCTTAATATCTAAACAATGAAATATTGGAATGGTTAAATAAAGTTGCGAAGCATCACAAAGAATGGGTTAAAATGGTTAACACTTTTGGCGAGTATTTTTTTGCTGAAGACATAGTACAGGAAACTTATATAATGCTTATGAAGTGGAGTAGCGAAGAAAAACTATTTAAAGACGGAAACATTAGTAAGGGTTATATGTGGTTGGCTTTAAAAAATACTTTCCTTCAGCACGTGAACAAAAACAACAAAATTAAATTTATACCTTTAGACGATGTATATAATTTAGCTGAAGAAAACAACACAGAAGAAAACGAAGCTTACAACGACTTGCTTAATAATGTAGATTTAGAATGCGATAGTTGGCACTGGTACGACAAACAATTATTTGAGTTATACAAAAACACGAATAAAAGTTTACGACAAATAAGTAGTGAAACAAACATAAGTGTAACAAGTATATTTAACACGGTTAAGACTTGTAAAAAACGAATTAAAAATAATGTAGGTGAAGACTACCAAGATTTTATAAATAAGGATTACGAACTAATAAAAAAGAAAAAATGAAAAGTAAAGGATTAGGCGATACAATCGCGAAAATTACAGAAGTAACAGGAATCGATAAACTTGTTAAATTTATTGCAGGTGAAGACTGCGGATGCGATGAGAGAAAAGAAAAGTTAAATAAACTATTTCCGTATGCAAAACCGTTGTGTTTAACTGAAGACGAGTTTAACACGTTAGACGCTTATTTTAAGCAAAACACGAACACCTTAACAAGCGATGAACAAACAAGTCTAATAGCAATAAACAACAGAGTACTAAACCAAAAATTAACCTTTAGTACGTGTTCAAGTTGTTTAAGAGATTTAGTAAGTAAGCTGCGAGTAATTTACAACGAGTACAGTCCAGAACAAACAGAAGAAAATGCAAGTAACGAAGGTTAAAATAAACAGCATAAAGACAAACCCAAAAAACCCACGTTTAATAAAAGACGACAAGTTTAAAAAGTTAGTCAATTCAATTAAGGAGTTTCCACAAATGTTAGAACTGCGACCAATAGTTGTAGATGAAAACAATATTATTTTAGGTGGAAATATGCGACACAAAGCTTGTATTGAAGCAGGGTTAAAAGAAGTTTATATTGTACAAGCAAAAGATTTAACCGAACAACAAAAAGACGAATTTATAGTCAAAGACAACGTAGGTTTTGGCGAGTGGGATTGGAATATTTTAGCGAATGAATGGGACACCGACAAGTTAGAGAATTGGGGTTTAAGTTTGCCTGTATTTATGGACGAACCAAGTTACGAAGATTTAATAGGCGAAGAAAAAAATAAACCTGCGTCAATGAAAATAACGTTTAAGACCGTTGAACAATTACAAGAAGCCGAAAACGACATACAAGAATTAATTGATAGAAAATTTCAAGGAGCGTTTTATTCAGTAAGTGCAGGTGAACTATGAGATTAGAAAAAGCATCTTATAAAGCTATAGTTTATAGTTGTATGAATTTCCATTATGCAAAAGCAGTTCCTGTTAATGTTTTTGGATATTCTGTTTTTAATGATAAAAATGAATGGTGTGGTGTTGTTTTATATGGTAGCGGTGCAAGTGCAAATATTGGTAAACCTTACGGGCTTGGTCAAGGTGAAGTTATTGAATTAGTAAGAATGGCATTAAACGGAAAGCAAGGAATAACTACAAAGGTTATGGCTTTATCAATGAAATTAATTAAAAAAGACGCTCCATTATGCAAGATGTTAATAAGTTACGCTGATAAATGGCAAGGTCATTTTGGTATTATTTATCAAGCCACAAATTGGTTTTTTATTGGCAACAGTCAAGCCCAAGCAAATGTAATAGACCCAATCACAGGGCAAGAATTACATAAAAGAAGTGCAGTTGGTAAGTACGGAAGTTGTAAAGGATTAAAATATGGTGAAATAAAATACAAATACAAATATATTTACCCACTTAATAAAACTTTAATACCTTTATGTAAGTCATTAAGTAAACCATACCCAAAAAATGCGCAAGAAGTTAATAAGGATAAACACGATGCAACCTGCATTGAAATAGGCGGTTCGAATCCGACCCTTGCGCTCAAATAAACAGTGAAATAACAAAGAAAATGGCAAACAAATTAGACAACTTAAAACCATTTGAACAAGGCGAAAGCGGAAACCCTGCAGGACGTCCGAAAGGAAGTAGAAACCGAAGCACAATAGCACGTCTTTGGTTAGAAACAACACAAAAGGCAAAGAACCCAATAACAGGCGTTGAAGAAACTTTGTCGCAAGAAGATTTAGGAACTTTAGCAATGGTTAAAAAAATGCGTGACGGAGATGTTTCAGCATACAAAGCACTTATGGATAGTGGCTACGGTGCGCCTGTTCAACAAATAGAACAAACAAATATAGAACAACCTTTATTTCCTGATGTTAATACGGACGACTGCAATTAGTAAGATTGCAAAGTTAGACAAGCGAATAAAAATAATTCAAGGCGGTACTTCAGCGGGTAAAACTTTCGGGGTTATTCCGTTATTAATTGACATAGCGACAAAGCACAAAAACACGGAAATAAGTATTGTAGCTGAAAGCATTCCACACTTACGAAGGGGCGCATTAAAAGACTTCGTTAAAATAATGCGTTGGAGTAACAGGTTCTTTGAAGACAAGTTTAACAAATCTTTATTACGTTACGAATTTGCAAACGGTTCTTACATTGAATTTTTTAGTGCAGACGATAGCAGTAAATTACGGGGTGCAAGACGTGATGTTCTTTATATTAACGAATGTAATAACGTAACATTTGAAGCATATAACGAACTTGCAATACGTACAAAAAAACGAATATACCTTGACTTTAACCCAGCGAATGAATTTTGGGTACATACGGAACTAAAAGACGAACCCGACACAGACTTTTTAATTTTAACGTACAAGGACAACGAAGCGTTAGATGAACGAATAGTAGCGGAAATAGAAAAGAACCGTTTAAAAGCCACGACAAGCAGTTATTGGGCTAATTGGTGGCGAGTATATGGCGAAGGACTTGTCGGAATGTTAGAAGGAGTTATATTTTCAAACTACAAACTAATTGACACCATACCGCCTGAAGCACGTTTACTTGGTTACGGTTTAGACTTCGGGTATAGCAACGACCCGACAAGCATAGTAGAAGTTTACAATTACAACGGGCAAAGAATACTAAACGAAATATGTTACCAAACAAGTTTACTGAATAACGACATAGCAAAGAAACTACAAAAACACGTTATAGCATACGCAGATAGTTCAGAACCTAAAAGCATTGAAGAAATACGAAGAACAGGACAACAAATAAAAGGAGTAACAAAGGGCGCAGATAGTGTAAACTACGGAATACAAATAATGCAGTCACAAAATTATTTAGTTACTTCACAAAGCACAAACTTAATTAAAGAATTAAGAGCTTACTGTTGGGATGCTGACAAGTCCGGTAAGACATTAAACAAACCGCAAGGAAAAAATGACCACGCAATAGACGCTGTTCGTTATCATGAAATGGAAACTTTAGGGTTAAACAATACACACGGGCAATACTTTATTAGATGAACGATTTAGAAATTATGATGCAAGCGCTTCAGATTTACATCTACCAAAAAAAAGGTGTAAAGGTTCGTATTTATTTACGTGACATCCGAGATATTAATATGTTAAAACAAGCTTACGATTACATACAAAAAAACGAACACAACAAAACAGCAAATAATTAATTATAGATATATGAAGTTAGAAATAAACGTACCAACTACTTTAAGTGAAATACCATTAAAAAGCTACCAAGAATTTTTAAAGGTACAGGAAGGAAGTAACGACGAAGAATTTATAGCGCAAAAAATGATACAAATTTTCTGCGGAATAGAATTAAAGGACATAGTCAAAATGAAGCTAACAAGTTTAAACGAATTAATATTACATTTTAAAAACCTGTTTGAACAGAAGCCGAAATTTCAACCTACATTTAAAATCGGAAGTCAAGAGTTTGGGTTTATAACTAATCTGGAAGACATAAGTTTTGGCGAATATGTAGACTTAGAAAACAACTTATTAAAGTGGGAAAACTACCACAAGGCAATGGCTGTGATGTACCGACCAATTAAATTAAAGTTCAAAGACAAGTACGAAATAATTGACTATACGCCAATGGCAGAAATGCACGAATTAATGAAGTTCACGCCTGTAGACATAGCTATTAGTTCAAGTATTTTTTTTTGGAATTTAGGAAGCGAATTATTGACAGCTACGCTTACTTATTTGGAACGGCAGATAAAGACGAACAGGAAGACGCAAACGAGTTTAGCGAACAAGCTCAATTTGGAAAACAATGGGGTTGGTATCAGTCAATTTACGCACTCGCTCAAGGAGACGTTACAAGATTTGACACAGTCACCAGCTATAGACTTACTCAATGTCTCACCTATCTTACCTTCGAAAAGCAAAAGCAAGAAATTGAACAACGCCAATTAAATAAAATGTATAAAAAATGACAGGTTACTTTGAATTATTAGACAAACTTAAAACACACTTTGACGCAGACGTTATTGTAAACACGGTAACACAAGGAGACATTTTTAAAGTAGATTTAAGTAAACAAACTATATTTCCTTTAGTTCATATAATGGTTAATAACTGCACGTTAGACGAACGCACAGTAACTTGGAACATTAGTTTAATAGCAATGGACATAGTTGACTTGTCAAAGAGCGCAACAACAAATATTTTTTTAGGTAACGACAACGAAATAGATGTGCTTAATACACAACACGCAGTATTAAACAGGGCGTATGAAATAATAAAACACGGAAGTTTAGCATACGACTTGTATATGGTAGAAGGCACGGCAAATTTAGAACCGTTTACTGAACGTTTTGAAAATTATATGGCAGGATGGACGATGACTTTTGACGTAGTAACACCGAACGAAATGACAATTTGTTAAGATGAAACAAAGCGAAGTACAAAAAGAACTTGAAAGGTTTAGAAATTACGTAATTAAAGAAGCACGAAAGAATTTAACACGTGATAAAAAAAACGTTTCTAAAGGACTTTATCAAAGTTTAAAAGGAAACGTTAAGGCAATGCCGAATAGTTTTAGTATGGACTTTGAAATGAACCAATACGGGCAATTTCAAGACAAAGGAGTTAAGGGTAAAAACCCAAGTTTAGTAAAAAACGGAAGACAAAAAGCTCCGAATAGTCCGTTTAGTTTTAAAAGTAAAATGCCACCTGTTGAACCTTTGAGTAAATGGGCGCAAAAAAAGAATATAAGATTTAGAAATGCAGACGGAACATTTGCAAAAGGCGGTTATAAGACTTTGGGTTTTTGGTTACAGAAAAGAATATTTGCACAAGGAATAAAACCGAGCTTGTTTTTTACCAAACCATTTGAAGCTGCATTTAAAAGATTGCCAAATGAGTTAATTGAAAAGTTTGGTTTAGACGCAATGAATTTATTTAAAGACACACAATTTAAAAACGAAAAGAAATAATGGCTAATATATTTGCACGTTCACCGTATTTAATTAGGATTGCAGAAACAGGACAAAACGGTTCTAAAATAGAATTGTTTTTAAGCGCAACAACTTTTTCAGGAAGTCCGCAATACACTTTGAATAAATTAATACCAGCGTCAAACAACGTTGAAACACTTTACGACATATCACCATACATACGTGAATACATACGTTTTGCAAGTTGTTCAGCAGGTGGAAACGCTGCGGTAACAAACCCGACAACAGAACGTGTAAACGTAAGAGTAAAAAGATATAAGTTAGTAGGTTCAACTTATACGCTTTTAGACACAACAGACTACATAGCATTTGACGGAAGTACATATTATGAAAGCGGTTACAATTTTGATTTAGGAAACTACGGTTTAGATGCAGGAAATTATTATTACAACCCGACTTCAGACGCGGGAAAAATACGAGTAACAACAGGCGCAAGTTTTACAGCACGTTACACAAATTTAAGCACCGCAGTAGTAACAACTTTAGCAGTAGCAAGTTCAACATTTGACATCCCACGAGTTCGAACCGCAAACGTAAACGAAGGAAACAAAGTAGAAATTTTAAACGGAGCTTCAGCAGTTCAGGCAACTTGGTATTTTTACCCACTTGAAGAATGTAAATATACACCTGTTATAATTGACTTTGTAAATAAGTATGGAGCTTGGCAACGTGAGTTCTTTTTTAAGGCAAGTAACGACACGTTTAGCGTTGAAAACACGGAATACAATTTAATGCAAACTGATAGTTTTAACTACAACACTTTAGAAGGACAAAGAAAAGTATTTAACGCTAACGGCAAAAAAAGTATTAAAGTAAATACAGGTTGGGTAGCTGAAACTTGGAACGATGTTTTAAAACAAATAATGTTAAGTGAACGAATACTAATTGACAATAAACCTGCAAAGATTAATAGTAAAAGCACTGAGTTGTTTAAGCATATAAACACGAAACAAATAAATTATAGTTTAGACTTTGAGTTTGCATACGATGTTATTAATTCAGTTATTTAATGAAACGTCAAGTAGCAATATTTATAGAAACAGCTTTAGCACAAACGGAGTTAGAATTTTCACGTTTGGAATTATTTAACGATGAAAAAATAACCGTAAGTTCAACCATACAAAATATTTCGGATATATCAAAAATATTTACCGACTTTTCACAAGGTTTTACAATTCCGTGTTCACCTACAAACAACGCAATATTTCAGCACTTTTACCAAAACGATGTAAACGCAACTATTGACTACCAAAATAGGTACAACGCATATATAGAAATAGACACGGTTTTATTTAGACGCGGTAAAATTCAGCTCGAAAAGACGAACTTAAAAAACGGACAACCTGATAGTTATTCTGTAACATTTTACGGAGCAGGAGTTTCTTTAAAAGACTTCTTTAACGAAGACAAATTAAGTCAATTAAATTATAGTACATTAGACCACGACTATACAAACACGGAAGTATATAACAGAGTAATAACAGATAGTTCAGTAGTTGATTACGATGTACGTTACCCATTAATAAGTTCAAATAGAGTTTGGCAGTTTGATTCAAATGTTCCTTTGCCTACTGCAAACGTTCCAAGTTGGTACGACAATACTCCAAACGCAGCTAGTAATATAGCAGACGCTTCTGGCGAAATAGTTTATACCGAGTTATTTCCTGCGGTTCGTGTAGCAAGTATTTTTGATTTAATTGAAAGTCAATACGGAATAACATTTAACGGCTTATTTTTATTAAGTGATTTATTTAAAAAAGCATTTTTATATTTTAAGAATAAAGGACAAGTTAATTTTATTGGCAATGCAAGTGATTTAGATTTTTTAACTACATCAAACCCAAACGTATTTTTTTTAACTACAAATAAATTTGGACTTTTTTATGCAATTCCTTCAAATGCTTTTGTAAATGGCACGTTGCAATTTAATTGTACGAGTATTACGCCTGACCCAACAACGTATTATATCGATGTTTATAACAATAATGTTTATGTAAATACCTTGTCTGGAACTACAACAGGTGGAGTAAATCAATTTAACATAAGTGT